ACACGACGCTCTTCCGATCTGTCGGCGATGTCCAGTAGGATCAGCGCATCCTGTGGCGCTATCACCCATTCCTGGTATCCAATCAAGCAAACCATTTTCTTCGCCATTCTACTCTCCCTTGATGATTTTGTTGCGGAACGCAAGTAGCGACGCAAATGTGCTTGGCTCTAGTGCAACCCAATGGTCGCCATCCGCCCTTGGCGCACGGAGTGTGAATTGCCACCCGTCGAACGACGCATAAAGCCCGTCGCCGAGGTAGGTTTCTTTGTCCGGGGTCATGGTGCGTCCTCTCCGAATACGATGCAATAGGCGGCGCGCAGGCCGTCCAAACGTCCGTCGTCAAAGAATCGTCCGATGCGATTGCAACGGTCAGTGGTCTTTGTAATCTCCGCCATCAGCTTCGCATGAATGTCCCACGTTGCCAGCGGCGGCACGAGATGCAGCCCAGCCGGCGCCAAGTCGCGGCGCTCGTCGTGCAGGTGTTGCGCGCGCTCGCCATCGGTGGATGGCGGGTCGGCCTCGAACGCGTAGGGGTGGGTCATGTGCGATTTTCCGCCTTGGCGATTACATCAGCAACACGGTTCTTAACCTCGTGATGTCCGTTGTATCGGTCCATCACTCCAAGCGCGTTTTTCAACGCCGCCAGCAACTCCGGCGCCGCCTCGCGCACCGGGTCGTGGTCGTGCAGCGCGCGTTCGGCGGCGGCCTGGTTATCGGCCATTTGCCGTTCGACGCGGTCACGATCCTGCGCCTCTGGATGAGGGCGATCGGAAATATGAATGCCGGAACCGCCCGTCCCGAATTGTGTTAGCGTCGCGGCGATGGGCTGGGGGATGGGCGCGTCTGCCACCCAGACTCCCCCCGGATCGTCTAGCCACCATACAGTCCCATCATTGCAAGCAATTGAGAGAAATCCGTCGTGGCTTGCCATCGCCACCGGCACCCGCGCCACCGGCATCGGCGCGGGCGGGATCAGCGTGCGGACGTAGCGGGCCATGCGTAGGGCGCTGCTGTGCAGGTCGGACCCGTAAGCGCGCCACTCCCGTTCGACATGCCCGGCCGGCGCGTCGAATCGCTTCGCTATCAGGGCGATGGCGAGTTGCTCATCGCTCATCGCCGCAATGTCCGGCGCATCCACCATAACGTCGATAGCAGCGGCGGTGAGTTTGGGGTTGTCGGCCATCACACCGCCCCCGCCGTCGTCACCATATCCACGTCCGACCGAGACACCACCAGTACCCGGCCGCTATCAGTCGTAGACACCATGATCATGTCGCCGGCCGCCACCATGTCGCGGGCGTCATTAAAAAACCCATCCGCCGCCACGTCATCGCAGCGCAGCTTGCCGGCCCTGTAGTGCCAGAGCGTGAAGCCGTTGGCATAGGCCAGCACCGAAAGATTGCGGATGGCAAAGCGCGCCGATGGCACGGGCGCGGCTTGCGCGGGCGTGTTGCGTTCAGCGTCGATCATGGCTTCGACTTTCATGTTGCGTGGCATCTGCGTCTCCTTGTTGGTGGCGTCATACTGTCCCCGTGATGGGGATACGTCAACCATGAATTTACCCATGGCGAATAAAAATCCTCTTGACGGGGATCGGGGTCAGCGGCAATGTCACGGCATGGATTTAGACGCATACCTCACGAAATCGGAACTGACTTTGGCGGCGTTCGCCGAACAGTTGGCGGCGGAAACCGGCGATCGGGTCGCGGTGCAGACCGTTTGGAACTGGCGCCGCAAAGTTCGGTCTCCGGAACTGGCGACCGCCGTGGCAATTACGAAAATCACGGGCGGTGCGGTGCAGCCGCAGGATTTGGTGCAGAAGGTGACGGCATGACCGACCCCGATGACCACTACCGCCCGAACCTCGGCGCCGTCGTGTTGACGGTCCTGGGATTGCTCGCGATGGGTGGGTCTCTGGCCGTTTCTGTGGTCCTGGCGCTGGCGGGGCACTGACATGACCTGCCGCCTCTGTTCCGACCAACCGCCACCCGATGCGCCCATGTGCCCGGAGTGTGCCAAGCATCCGCTGCTTGTCGCGGCGCCGCACTGGCGGGAGACGATCCAGCTTGCCGAGGACGTTGGCGCGGTTCGGGATGCTGGCGTTGTGGCGTTGCAATGATTGTCAACAACATATGCGCACCCTCCGACGCCGACACATGCCGTGCAAACGGCTGGATGGTCGGAACGTGGCTGACAGGAGTCGATTACAACGGCTCAGTGACCATTCAGATAACCGCCATCGGGATCGACCTAATTTTGGCGCGGCAAGTCGAGCCTGTTGAACTGCCAGAAAGCAATTGGACGCTGATCTGTCGCGATTGGTGGCCTGTTCAATGAATTGTGCGGGAGCATCCCCTATCAGGCGTGGCGAGACGACACGCACGGGCATGCGCACATGCGCGGACGGGATGACCGCGCGGCGATGCGTCGGATCGGCAGTCGGGTTCGTCCTGGCGGAACGGCGCATCGCCACCCTATCGCGTCTGGTGCTCATCGTGCGACGGCCACATGGGAAACCTGCGAGGCGCGTGGTCGGTCGTGGCGGGGTTGCCTTCGGGTGCACGTCATGGCCGGCCTTCTGTCTGGCGGCGGGGGCGTCATTGCCTCAGTGTTCCCTTGCCGGGGAGGGTCCGCCGCTGGTCCACGGCACCTATCCTGGCGGCACCGGTTTGTCAGAGCCGGTTCCGACATTGTCCCGGCGGTGTTGTCGCCAGATGTCCGGGATCGCAGGCGGCTGCAACCCGCTATGCGACGGCCGGGTGAAATGCCCGGCACCTATTTGTATCCCCGCTGCCACACGGACGGCGGGCGGTCCCCTTGCGTGCCGGGGGTTATAGGCACGGACTTGGACGTTTCCTCCCTCTAAACTGGCCGGTGGGTTTCGGCTCACCGGCCGCATTTTTCGGGGAGAATAAATAATAGAGAGGGATCAATGGTCGATGAATATGCACGGTTTTTGGCGAACAAAGCGCCAACCGTAATGGCAAGCGGCATCAAGCCGCGCCCGATGAATGAAAACCTATTCGATTTCCAAGCCGCCGCGACTGCTTTCTGCATCGAACAAGGCCGCGCGGCCCTGTTTCTGGATACCGGCCTGGGCAAATCTATCTGCGAACTGGAGTTCGCCACGCAAGGCGCCGAGGCCACCAATGGGCGTGCGCTCATCCTGACGCCTCTCGCCGTGGCGCGGCAGATGGAAGCTGAGGCCGCTCGGTTCGGGTTCGATGCGCGTGTCATCCGCGAGCAATCCGAGGCACGCGAGGGGATTAATATCTGCAACTATGATCGGCTCGATAAGCTCGATCCGGAGGCATTCGGTGCCGTCGTGCTGGATGAAAGCTCCATCCTCAAATCTTTCTCAGGAAAGACGACGCGCGCCCTGATCTCAGCATTTCAGCACTCCCGGTTCCGCCTCGCCGCGACTGCCACGCCAGCTCCAAATGATCACACCGAGCTAGGCAACCATTCGGAGTTCCTGGGGATCATGAGCCATGGCGACATGCTTATCCGGTGGTTCCTGAACGATACCAACGACACCGGAACCTGGCGGCTCAAAGGCCATGCCGTGGAGAGCTTCTGGGACTGGATGGCGTCATGGGCGCGCATGGCACGGTCGCCAGCTGATCTTGGATATGATGGCGCGCGGTTCGTTTTGCCGCCGCTGAATGTCATCCGGCACCGCGTCGAGGGAGATATCAGGGCGCCGATCGGGGCGCTGTTTGCTGGTGATGTGTCGGCAACCAACATGCACGCCATCAAGCGCCAAACGTCCGATGCGCGGGCAGAGACGGTTGCCGGTCTGGTGACGGCCGAACCGGACCACGCATGGGTTATCTGGTGCGACACGGACTACGAGAGCGAGGCATTGGCGCGCGTGGTGCCGGGGGCCGTCGAGGTCCGCGGATCGCACTCCATTGACCGGAAAGAGGACGCACTGTCCGCGTTCGCGTCCGGCCAGGTCAAGCGTCTGATCACGAAGTCGTCTATCTGCGGCTATGGCCTGAACTGGCAGCACGCGGACCGTCAGGCGTTCGTGGGGCGGTCATTCTCCTATGAGGCATGGTATCAGGCCGTCCGCCGTTCCTGGCGCTTCGGGCAAACGCAGCCGGTCAATGTGCATCTAGCCGTGGCCGAGGGCGAGGATCAAATCGGGCGCGTTATCGACCAGAAAGCCGCCGGCCATGCTGATATGCAAGCCGCAATGGCTGCGGCGATGCGGCGGAACATCGGGCAGTCGTCAGAGGTTAAAGTGCCTTACAATCCGACACACAAAGGGAGGTTGCCGTCATGGCTTCAATCGTTCGCTGCCTGAATGAAAAGCACGGCGACAGCTTCGCCGCTTACAATGGGGATTGCGTGGACGTGGTGCGGCAGATGCCGGATCGAAGCGTTGGCTTTTCGGTCTACTCGCCGCCATTCAGCAACCTGTTCACCTACAGCGACAGCGCCGCCGACATGGGCAACAGCGCGGACGATGCGGAGTTCCTGACGCACTACGGCTATCTGCTCAAGGAAATGGCGCGCGTCATGATGCCGGGGCGGCTTTGCGCGGTTCACTGTTCTGACATCCCGACCACCAAATGGAAGGACGGCGTGATCGGGATCAAGGACCTGAGCGGCATGATTATCCGGGCGCACGAGGAAGCCGGCTTCGTTCTGCATTCGCGTATCACGGTCTGGAAAGATCCCGTGGTCGAGATGACGCGCACCAAGGCGCTCGGGCTGCTCTACAAGCAACTCCAAAAGGACAGCACGCGGTCTCGCGTCGGGATGCCGGATTACGTGTGCGTGTTCCGCGCGCCAGGCGAAAACACGGAGCCAGTCGGGCAGGACAGCCGCAAGTTCCCAGTGGAACAGTGGCAGCAATGGGCATCTCCGGTGTGGATGGACATCCGCCAGACGGATACGCTCAACGTGCGGCAGGCCAAGGAGAACAAGGACGAAAAGCACATCTGCCCGCTGCAACTCGGCCTGATCGAGCGGGCCATGATGCTGTGGTCCAATCCTGGCGACGTGGTGCTTTCGCCGTTTATGGGCATCGGGTCGGAGGGCTTCGTCTCGATGAAGTTGCGGCGGCGGTTTGTCGGGGTGGAGTTGAAAGAAGCCTATTTCCGGGTCGCGACGCGCAATCTGCTGGCGGCCGAGGCTGGCGCCGTTGATATGTTCGACGAACTGGAGGAATCAGCATGATCACCATCACCGCCCTGCACCACCTGCCCCAGCCCGGCGACACGATGCTCCGAGACCTGGCGCGCAACCTGGAACGCGGGAGCGTCGGCGGCCATGGCGAATACCACGCCTACCGACCGACGCAACGGGATCACGACGCCATCACCGACCTGATCCGGCGTCACGTCGGGCCGGCAACGCGATGACGGGGCAGGCGCGCGCAAAGCCGATTGACCGCGAACACATCAACCAGCGCCATGGGATGCTGTTTGCCCGTGACGCCGTGGCGGTGCCGCACCTGTTCCTGTCCTTCGACCGGCAAGCCGCCACCGGCCAGTTCACACACTCGCGACAGGCTGGCCGTGGGGTTAGGCGCGGCACGCCCGATACATTGCTGATTGCGGCTGATTGCCGACGTCTGTGGTGCGAGTGGAAGGCGCCGGGCAAAAAGATTGAGGAAGGCGGCGATCAGCAGCTTATGGGCGCCAAGCTGATTGGACTGGGAGATGCGTGGGGGTGGGTCAACTCCTGCGAGGGGTATCGACTGTTGATGCTGGCCGAGGGTATCCCGCTTCGGGATAACGCCGCGTTTCTGGCGTTGCACCATGACGGCGCCGTCGCATCCCTCATCGCCAAGGCCGAGGCCAAGCGCGGAGACGCGCCGAAGTCCTACAAAACGCCACCAAAGGCCAAGCCGCGATACGTCGCGACCGGCAAGCGGGCGGCGCGGATGGCGTTGATATTGCCGTGATGAACCACCCCGACCGTCCCGAATCCCCAATCCTCTGCCGCTGCGGAAATCCGGCGGTTATCGTCGAGCCTCGCACTTGGCCGCGTCCGATGCGGGCGTGGTGTTGGGGATGCTGGCCAACACGCGGTATGTCCAAATCCGCTCCAACCCGAGCGCCGTCACCAAACACGGCGAAATGAACTGCTTAGGGCCGAGTGCGTCGCTGATTGCCTGCCGCGATACGCCAAGCACGCGCGCCGCCTGGGATTGCGATCCAGCATCCCGCACCGCGATCAGGATCATCCGTTGCACGCCTGACTTTTCCATGTTCGTCCTGTCGAATAACTATTGACAGTATAGCGGTGCCGTGCGCAAATGCAATCGCCGTTTAGAGACGGTTAACCTCACGGAAGGAAATCCGATATGGCTGCCAAGCCAAGATTGAAGGGCCACGCGCCCGAGCTTATCAAACCCCGAAAACCGAAAATCCTGGTCTACGGCGCCTCCGGCGTCGGCAAGACATGGGCGGCGCTGGACTTCCCGGATGTTTACATGATCGACGTGGAGGGCGGCGCGACGCAGCCGGAATACCGCGCCAAGCTGGCCGCATCGGGCGGTCTCTACCTGGGGCCTGACGATGGGGCGGCTTCGTTTGATGAGGTCATGGGGCAGATCAGGGCGCTATCGTCTGAGCGGCATGACCGCAAGACGCTCGTGATCGACAGCATTACCAAGTTGTTCGCGAACGAAATCGCGCGGGAAGCGGAGCGGCTATCGGACGCCGGCACGAAGAACGAGTTTGGCGCTGATCGCAAGCCAGCCGTCAACTACATGCGATCCATGGTTTCGTGGCTCATGAAGCTGGATATGAACGTGATTCTGATCGCTGGCGAGGTCGCTGAATGGGGCAAGGAAAACGGCCAGCGCGTCCAGATCGGCACCACGTTCGATTGCTGGCCGCGCCTGGAATATGAGCTTGACGCGGCGTTCAACGTAAGCCGTGAGGGGGCGTCTCGCGTGGCACGGGTGCGCAAGTCCCGCCTCGCCGCCTTCCCATTCAATTCACGTTTCGAGTGGGGTTATCGCGGGTTCGCCGACAAATACGGCGCGGACGTGATCGAAGCCGACAGCGTGCCGCTCGATCTCGCCACCGATGAACAACTGGCCGAGGTCACGAAGCTACTGGAACTGGTGCGACTGCCCGATGGCACGGTCGATAAGTGGTTGGCAGCGGCGGACGTGTCGGCATGGTCCGAAATGCCAGCGGAGCGCGTCGCCAAGGCCATAACCCACCTCAAAACGCTGATCCAAGGAGCCTGACCCATGGCAATGACATTCACACCGAAATCCGAAGCCGCGCTGGTCAAGGAGGCCGAGGAACGCAACACGCTCTGGCCGAAGGGGGCATACGACTTCGAGGTCGTCAACTACGAGGATACGGTCTCGAAGAAGTCCGGCGCTGACATGATCCACCTGGAATTGAAGGTGTTTCACCCGGAAGGCGGGAGCCAGACGATCCACGACTACCTGCTCGCTTCCATGATGCACAAGTTGCGTCATGCGTGCGAGGCGATTGGCATTCTGGATCGGTTCGAGGAAGGGACGCTTGAGGCGCAGGATTTCGACGGCGGCGTGGGTAAGGTCATGTTGAAGATCGACAAGGCCAAGCCTAACAGCGGGTATCGGGACAAGAACAGCGTGGACGATTATGTGAAGCCGGCGGCGCGGCCGACGGCTCCGGCTCGTGGTGCGATGGCTGGCGCGTCTCCGGCGGAACGGCGGGAACGAGCGCCCAAGAAGTCTCAAGCCGAAATCGACGACGAAATCCCATTTTGATCTAAATGCCAGACCCCATAACCGAGCCACCTACCGGCTATGGGTCGCTGGCGCGTGACGGGCTGTTCCGGGAGG